GTGCCTATTTTTGTATTAAATGTAATAAATGAAAAGTTTATATGTATACAGAAAGACTATATGGTAATATATTCAATTAACGAGAAAAAGAATATTAGAAAGATATTTTATATTATTTTGGGGACTGAATTAATATTTTATATTTTGGGACAAATTTTTTTTCAAGGAATTAATTATTTTATAACAGGTGAAGTGTATTTAATTAGTATTAAGTTTAATGTATTAACAATTTTAGAAATTCTATCTGCAAGTTATATAGTTCTATCTATTTTATTACTATTAAAAAAGGATTTGTTTACTTATATAAACTATTACATTTTATTAATGGTACTTTTAGTAGTTAATAGTGGATATATTACATTTCCGATGACTATAAAAGTTTTAAGTTTACTACAACATGATTATATAAAACTACTACTATCAAGAACATTTTTGTTTTTGTTAACCTTCTTTATTTTTAAAATGTCTCTTAAAAGATATAGTAGTAAATTTTATGGTGGATAATAATGGATAAATTGGCATATATTGGAGTTATAAATCATGATGAAAATGTTGAATATCCATTAAATTTTTCCAGTGATGGTATTTATGAAGTTGTTTGTAAATTTAATGGTGGATGTGAAATAAAAATCAAATCAAGTAATTATATAGATGCTCATGAAATTCATAAAGATTATTATAAATTTCACATTAATGTTTTTCTGCCAATTATTGGACTAATAGGTTTAGTATATGGGGTAAAGGAAAAGGATAAGTTGTTTATGGCATTAAATATCCTTTTGATTTTATTACTTCCTATAACAATGTTCGTAGGTCATCTAGTAGGATCTCCTTAAGTAATATAATAAGCTTAGAGTAAAATTTTGTAAATAATCTTAAAAAGATATAAGTTTATCTGCTTATAGCATTTTATCTCTCCACTTCCTTCCCATAAGTGATTTTCATAGTTTTTCCTATACTGAAAAAGGTCAGAAAATTCTTCTTTATTCAAAGAATGCTCTTGCATAAGGGTATTCTTTTTTATTGCAACTTATCGAGTCTGATTAATATTTCTTTTATGTTTGGTAATATTTTATAGATTTCTAAAATTTCATTAGTAGCTATTTTATAAATAGAAAGTTCGATATAATACTTCTCTGTAAATTGGTTTTATTCAGTTTTTTTACATTTTTATACTTCATGATGTAAGATCTTTATTTCAGTTTCAATTTTTTAAAATTTATTCAGTGGATGTTGTATATCATAAGAAAATAACTAGCTTTAAATCAATTTCTCCAAACCTAGATTTTATATCTACATCTATTTATTTTAGTACAGATAAGATTGAGCGATTACATCAATACGATTATGTCCTAAGTATTTGCTGGTTATTAACATAGCTTTTCGATCTAATATTTCTCCAGCTCTATCATTTCTCATGATGTATCTTTCTCCTCCTTCTGAAATTAAACCACCAGGTATTTCATCTATTGGTCTTGCATAATGATTATAAATTCTCTTGGCGTATACTGCTCTGTAGTGGTGGTTGTCATAATGAGAAGGTAATTTTGGTGCTATTTTAAGCTCTCCAGCTTCTTTAAAAATATTTATTATTTCATCTGTTTCTTCTTTATCTTTGCCCATGATTAAAGCTAAGCGTTTTTTTCCACCTTTTCCTTGTCTAACTTTTACATAATATTTTCCGTTGATTTCTTTTAAATCAACCCCTCTTACAGCTTCCATTTCTTTTTTTCTTAATCCTGTAGAGCTTGTTATTTTAGAAAATTTTCTTTCTAGCTCTTCTGATATGTGTTTATCTCTTTTAGCTTCATATCGACTTCTTTTAATTGATTTTCTTGTCCTTGGAGCTGTCGCTATAAAGTTTGTAGATGATGTTCTTAAAACCTTTGCTATAGCTGATTTAGATGTGCTAATTGAGTAAGCAGATAAGTCTTGATTTGTTAAGTTTTTCAGATATTCATTTACGTGTTCTGTTTTAACTTGTTGCATTTTCTTTATTTCAGGATAATTTTCTTTCAAAAATTCTGCAAATTTATAACATTGTTTTTTGTATGTCTTATAAGTTGTAACGCTATAAATTTTATTTATTGTTGTAGTTGATAAATCATTTTTATCGTCATTTCTTGATGTACTCATACCATCATTTAACATTCTTGTTAATCTATCATAAATCTGATTTTTTAAAATGTTTTTTTGCTTTCTTTTATCCCATTTTTTAGTTTTTTTCTTTTCTTCATCTATTATTCCAAATTCTTTGTTAAAAGCTTTGTTTGTGATATTAAAAGACATAGAATGCTCCTTTCAAATATATAACTATCTTTTTAAAATTAAAGCTCTTAAAAACGATTCTAGAGCCTTATTTGTTACTCTAATTGTTAAGACTAAGCTTTTTATACTACCGAGTCCGTAGAAGCTTCTAAGTTGTCCAATCTAAGACAAAACACATTTTTTAAAGAGCTTGGCTTGCTCTAAAGTACACATTTTTAGATTGATAGCTTGGCTTGCTATTTAATGCTTTTGTAAGTGAATTCCTACACTATACATTTTTTTACATACTTAAAATTTTTGCTCTATAAATCTTTTTTATTTTTTTCTTACTTCATATTTTGCGACTTCCTCTCTTTGTTTCCTCATTTTTGATCACTTATCTTTTTTATTTTCTCCATACCATCAATCTTCTATTTATAATTTGTCAGAAAAGGTTCTTAATAACAAAAGAGTTTAAAAACTTATCCTTGGTAAATACCCTAAATCTGTTTATACGTCCATAAATGGACCGTATAAACAGATTTTATTTATTGGAAATCCTGTGTAGAAAATAAAAATATTAAATTTTCTGACATATAAGAGATAGATTAAAAACTTTCTTTTATATGGGGGAATTATGAAAATAGAAAAAAACATCTTAGTAAGATATGAGAAATTTCAACGCATTGGCTTTGATAGAGTGAAATTTAAGAATGTAAGAGTTACCGAGTATGAGATTAATCACTTAATAAGCTTATATCAGAACTCATATGGAATAACGAAATTTAGTTATTATAGAAAAGAACTGAAATCCATTCGAATTGAAAGGGGAGGAATTGGGCGATTGGAGATAAGAAGAGAGAATTGTTGCAACATAGATTGTGGCTTATATGCAAGAATAGATTTTTCGCCAACGGACATTCTAGGACAAAATATAGAAAATTTTTCTTTAGAAGAATTAAAAGATGTGGTTGTGGAAATTAAAAATATATTATACGAAGATTATAAAATTGAGATAGACATATCAAATGTCATTTTTAACTATTGTGAAATTAACTACAATTATTTAACGACAGGTAATACTAAAGATTTTGAAGACCCATTACGTACTCTGGTTAGATTTATCCCGTATATGAAAATTTGCATAGATATTGAAAACCATAAAGAGAAAGACGGCTATGAATCCAAAACAATAACAGCACAAAATCAACGACATAAAATTACATTTTATGATAAATTAAAAGAAACAAAAAAGAAGCATAAAAATAAAGAAATCGTCATCGTTGATGAAAATGGAGAGATACTAAATGGGAGTATTTATAGATATGAGCATACAATAAAAAAAACAGATAAGTTTAAAGATTTTTTTGAAGAAACAAATCTTTTTAATTTAAATGAAGAAGTGTTTCGTCAAAAATTATTCTTATATTTAGAAAAAAATCTTTTTAAGCCATATGAAAAGCAAAAATTAATGTGTAGAGACCTTCTTGTGAAAGCCGTTAAAAAATATAGGGAAAAGGATCGAAGAGGAAAAGAGTGGGGAAGCTTAATGATTAGCGATATCCTAATTCAAGAAAGGCAATTAGGTTATCAAATACTTTTTGATTCAGATGATTTGTTAGAAATTGTTAGTGAAGTTTTTTTAAAAGATAAAAACAAAGGGCGCATTTTAGGATATATAAAAAGACTGTTATGCAAGGAGCCGTATCTTTATTATTCTAAAAATAAAAAAGAGAAAGTTGAAAATTTAGTTTATAGTATAAAAAGTCAATTTCATGACCTCATTAAATGAGGATAGAAGTGATATGTATTGTGAAAAAGGATAGATATTCGATTGGTGTAAGTAGTAGAATTTAAAGAAAGTATTACTCTCTTTAGTTAGTGTAAAAGATAAGTAGCAATCTCTTATAATAATAGGAAGAATTTTCAATGACGACAAGTTTGTTATTGGATATTAATTCTGACATATAAAGACTGTAAGAAGTAACTATATATATTAGGAAAGGAAATTATTATGATATTAGAAAAAGAAGAATTGTTGGATAAGGTTTTTAAAAGTGTAGTCATGAATATTATGTCGGTAGAAAAATCTATTTTAAGTGAAGAAGTGTGGCTAGATGTTGGAGGACACTATTATTGTGTAGATGGCGTCAGAGATATTTTACTAGAAAGAGAAGGTGAGTCACTTCAGTACTTTTTAAGCGATATGATAGTAACCATAAGATGCTATGCAGAAGTTTATGGAAGTTTTGATATAGAGCTTGATTTAGAGAGTATAGGCTTTAAAAACTTCATAAAGTTGTCCCATTTGTTTAATGAAAAATTCTTTAATAACTGGCATAGCTTTGTGTATGAGATCCAAAGAGAGTGACTAAAAAATTATAATTAAATCTAGTAAAAATAAAAGCTTGAGATTGTCTAACCTCAAGCTTTTATTTTTTAATTCACAGCTAAATCATCCACTATTAAATCCTCATAGTCAACTGTAATTTCATCATAATTTTTCCTTGCAGAGACTAGTATTGCCGATACGAAAACAAAGTCATTTATTTCGAGCGAAACATCATTTACACGCATGTTTTTAGAGTATTGAAGTGTAATTACTTGCTCTCTATAGTCTCGCACTTGAATCGTAATCCAATTATTGAACTCTTTGATGCTTAAGATAGAACCGCTAAGAAAAACTCGTGAAAATGGGTTTTTAAAAGAAAAACCTATATTTTCTATTTCAAAGGCTTCTGATAACAAAGTGTTCTCTAAGACTATTTTTTCACCAAGAAAATACTGTTCTTTTCTACCTTCATATAAATAGGGAATGACAGGGCTTTTCACAAAACCTGTAATATAAACAGTTTGATTCATTTTAAAATCATGAATATCTATAGATTCAAAGTATACTTTCATATAATTTGGCTCTCTTTTCCCATTAATAAAGATTGTTAAGTATGGATTTCTTTCCTTAAAACCTCCTTTTCCTACAATCCTTCCGCGGCAATAAAACTCGTTTAATAGTGGAATTTTCCTATCTTTTTTCATTTTTTACTCCTTTCTTCAATTAACTATTGAATATATGCATTAAAAGATTTTCAATAAAAAAGTCTGTGTGGAGAAAAACACGAATCAATACTTTTTTCTGACATATACAAGGTGAAATCAAAATTAGGAGGCAATTTACCTTGTATAATAAAAATAGCGTAAAAGATTGTTCTTATGAATTAGATGGGTTGGCACGTCTCTTACAAGAATTAATAGAAAAGTATGCAGATCAGTTAGATTTTGAAAAATTGGAAGTACCGCCAAGATGTTCAGAAAAAAATAAAAATGAGGATAATATTAATTCATCGGATTAGGTTATTGTATTGACTTTTATATTATGATTTATGTAAAATATAGGTATAACTATAACGTGAAAATATGTCCAAACTAAAGGTGGAAAAATGAAAAATAAAAAGGCGTATGTATATACAAGAGTGTCAACATCTATGCAAATTGACGGTTACTCACTTGATGCTCAGGAAGAAAGAATAAAACAGTATGCAAAAGCTTATGGTATAGAAATAATAGAAACCTATAAAGATGCTGGAAAATCAGGAACATCTATTTCAGGTAGAAATGAATTCATAGCTATGCTTAATGATATAGAAGCTGAAAAAGATAAAGTTGATTATGTAATGGTTTTTAAATTATCTAGATTTGGAAGAAATGCAGCGGATGTATTGCAGTCATTGCAAGTCATGGAAAATCATAATGTAAATCTGATTTGTGTTGATGATAGTTTAGATAGTTCTAAAGATTCTGGAAAGCTTGTTATAACAATTCTATCGGCAGTAGCAGAAATGGAACGTGAAAATATACTTTCTCAAACTATGGAAGGAAGGAAACAAAAGGCAAGAGAAGGAAAATGGAATGGTGGTTTTGCTCCAATTGGCTATTCATTAGATAATGGAGAATTAGTTGTTAATGAAGATGAAGCTAAAGCAGTAAGGATGATTTTTGATTTATATGCTAATTCAGATATGGGAGCCAATGGAGTATCTAAGTATTTAGTTTCTTTAGGTATTAATAAACCTATAAGACAAAATGGCAAGAATCCATATTTTTCAGCTAGTTTAATAAGACAAATATTGGATAATCCTGTATATAATGGGAAAATTGCATATGGAAGAAGAAAAACAATTAAAGATAAAACTACTGGTAAAATTAAATTAGAAAAATCTGATCATTATATTATAGCTCAAGGAAATCATGAAGCTTTAATTGATGATGAGTTGTGGAATACAGTACAGGAAAAAAGAAAATCTCAAGCTAAAAAGTATGAGAAGATAAATAGAGGAAAAGATGAGAGAGTTCATATCTTATCAAATCTAATAAAATGCCCATATTGTGGTGCTGGTTTGTATGGAAACAAAAGCCGTAAACGTAATAAAAACAAAGAAGGAGAGCATTACAAAGATTATTACTATTACGGTTGTAAACATAGACAAATGATGAATGGACATAAATGTACTTTTAATAAACAAATTAGAGCTGAATTAATTGAAAAAGAAGTTGAAACAATAATTACTCAAGTAGTTAGTAATCCTACTTTTGCCAAAAAAATTGAAGAAAAAATCAATATTCAAATAGACACAAAAGAAATTGATGAAGTTATTAATAAGCACTTAGCGAAGATTAGGCAATTAACAGGTACAAAAGCATCACTAATTAATCAAATAGATTCTTTAAATTTTGAAGATAAACATTATGATAGAAAATACACCGATTTAAATCTTAGACTTGATGCTATATATGACCAGTTAGAATATGCAGAAATGCAGTTAAATGATAGCAGAAAAAGGAAAGAGGCAATTCTTGAAGAAAAAATAACCTCGGATAATATTTATAAGATTCTTGTAAATTTTAATAGCCTTTATACAGTTCTTTCAGATATCGACAAGAAGAGATTACTTAACGAAATGATAGAAGAAATTCAAATTTATGACGAAAAAACAGAAAAGGACACTTGGATAAAATCGGTTGTTTTCAAGCTTCCGCTTATAGATAATGAGATTGACTTTGGTTTGGACAATAAAGATAATGTCGAGAGTGTAGTATTGATGTCAAGAAAATAAGATAAGAGGTTATAAGACTATTGAAATCAATGGGTTTTAGGGTTTTCAATTAAATTCTAAAAGCCATCATTTTTTGAAATTACCTTTGTGGAAACATATCTATAATTAAAAATATAGAGGTGTGTAGACGATATGTATATAAGATAGTCTTATTGCGTATGAACTAATTATATTTGTTTGCTTGACTCTTAAACTACAATTATCTATAATTAAAATATAAATAAGTGTAGTATTTGGGGGAGATTATGAGTTTTAAATATGATAAATTATGGAAGTTATTGATAGACAAAAATATGAGAAAAAAAGATTTACAGATAGCTATAAATACGACACCGTCAACGATTGCTAAAATGGGGAAAAACAAGAACGTAAACATGAAAATATTAGATGATATTTGCACGTATTTTTGCTGTGATATTGGAGATATTATAGAGCACGAAGATGACTAATTTAATATAATTTTTTATTTAAAAAAACAAGGAGGACCAGTGAATGAAAATAGAATGCCCTAGTACAGTAGGCAGAAAAAAACAATTGAATATAAAAATAGATGAAAATGTAACAGAAAAAAGAAAAAATGGTGCAAACCTATTTTTAGGTAACTCATTGGATTTTTATGACATGTGGGAGCCGCCTACTGTGATTATATCTGATGGTGCATATGGGTTACTTGGATTCGATGGGGACACTTCAGACCATCTTCAATTACCTGAATGGTATGAGCCTCATATAAAAGCCTGGTCCAAAAGGGCTACAAATCAAACAACACTATGGTTTTTTAACAGTGAGATAGGATGGGCATCTGTTCACCCAGTATTAGAAAAATATGGATGGAGATATATTAACGCGAATATATGGAACAAAGGTAAAGGTCATATAGCTGGCAATATAAATACAAAAAAAATTAGAAGATTTCCTGTAGTTACTGAAATGTGCGTCCAGTATGTTTTTGAAACTAAAATAAATAATCAATCTATTCAACAGTGGCTACTAAGTGAATGGGAAAGAACAGGGCTACCCTTAAAAGAAGCGAATAAAGCATGCGGCGTAAAAGATGCCGCTACTAGAAAATACTTTAATCAAGGTCATTTATGGTACTTTCCACCAGTGGAAAGATTTGAAAAATTAGTAGAGTACGCTAATAAATACGGAAACCCAGATAATAAGCCATATTATTCAACTAACGGAGAAAAACCAATATCAAAATTTGAATGGGAAAAAATGCGAGCAAAATTTAATTGTCCTCACGGTTATACAAATGTATGGGATCGTCCTCCTCTAAATGGTACTGAAAGAATAAAAATACCAAGTGGTAGTAAAAGTGCGCATTTAAATCAAAAACCTCTTGATATCATGCAGTTACTAATTGAGGCATCATCAGAATTTAAAGATGTTATATGGGAACCTTTTGGGGGGTTATTTTCAGCTTCATTAGCGGCAACAAATCTTAATAGAATAGCATATGGGGCTGAAATAGACCCAATGTATTATAAAGTAGGGATAGAACGTTTCTAGGTCTACCCCTACTTCACTATTTCTTCATCTTGATTATTGGCAATGATGCCATTTTTAATAAATTCTTCAATTAATTTATTATCATTCTTTGATGACAGCAGTTTTTTCCAATCACATATTTTCATTCCATGAAAATATGTATCATATACCTTGTTTTTAAAATCATCAATATTATGGTTTTTTATTCTATTAAGTTTTGCATAGTTAGTATCCAATCTATAATCATATTTTTGTTGGAGCGATATTAATAGATTCGAATAATCAGTGGTTGGTCTATATTGTTTAGGATTTTCAATGCCCCAATTTAATACAGTTTCCTCTGCTTTTTTTAATTCTTCAGCTGAACCTTGAAAAACATAGCCATTAGTATTGGTCTGTTGTAAGTTTACAGTACGTAATGAAGTGTCACCAGGCTCGATTACAATGTAGTGAGGAGGATTATTGTAATGATCATCCCTAGACTTTGCTATATCAGCCGCACTTATTATTACTGTATCAATAATCTTAGGTTTTCCATATATTAAATATTCAGGGAGCCAAGCAATCATAGCTACGTATATGTTATCATCTGTAAATGCAGTTTGACTATTTTTAAATCTGGCAGTTATTTCTGTTGCTAAAGGGAACCAGGCCTTAACTTCAATTCCTGGTATTGGAGATACGCTTTCGCCAATGAAAACAGCATCTGGAAAACCAGGATCTTGTCTTTGCCATTTTCCCATATTTTTATAAAATTCTTGCTCGTTAAGATAATCTACAATATTAAATTCAATTAAATTTCCTACTAAAGGAGATAATTTAGAAATGATTTTAGACAGATTTACTGCTGCTTCTACAGATGCTGGTTCTGAAACCTCTAAAACATCAAATAGATGATTTACCATATCTGAAATACTAGTTTTTGCTTCATTTATAATTAGATCAGTTTTATTCATATTCAGTCACCTCATTCGGTTTTAATTATTTACAGTTTCTACAATATCTTCTAATTTTACATTTATTGCTTCGCAAATTTTAAGTAGAGAGCTTGTGTTGACATTTTCTCTTTTAGAGAGCTTGTTTAAAGTTGACGAACTAATACCAGCAAGTTCTCTTAATTCACTTTTGCTCATATTTTTATCAATTAACAATTTCCAAAGTTTGTTATAACTTAATACAAGTTTCAAAACATACCTCCTAATCACGGATTCCTTTGAGAAATCCATATCTTCCATTAGTTTCTGATTTTGTAAACTCAATAGTGTTGATATTTGGTTCATCAAAATCTATTTCAGGTAAATCTTTATTATTATCTATCACAATTACCTGTCTTTGTTTTCCAGTTTTAATTAGGTATTTATAAAAAGATGTTCTCATATCTCCAACATTTTTAGAGTTGGTATCTTTTTCTTCTATTATTTCATCTAAACCTAGCAAAGGAGTATCAACAATAAAAAGAGGAATAGAATACATGGCATTTTTTTGCATATATTCCAGTAAGGATAAAGCAACAATTGAATTAAGGTATGCACGATAACCCTTACCTTGACTAGCTTTAGATTCTCCATTAATTACTACATCAAAAGATGTTTTATCAAATCTAGCTGTATTCAAATTCGGAAAGGAACATTTTTCTAATAGATTTTTTATAATCTGACTCATTGTATAAAAGAAATTTCCAGGATATCTATCTAAAGGCTTATATTTTTTGTCATCAATATTATCATCGTCGAATTCAACTAAATCGTCATTACAGTTAGAGGCTATATTAGAAAGTGATTCTTTTTCCGCCAATAAACAAAAGAAGGCTCTATAGTCTCTTATTGTTTCCTCTAAATTTTTTATTGAAGGTTTTAAAATTTCATTAATATGTTTACTATTTTTTTCAATTTCTAATTTATTATAATTAATTCTCTTATTTAGTTCTAAATCTTTTTGATGTAAAAATTCTAATGTTTCATTTAAATCTTTAGACTTTATTTGTATATTTTCAAACTCCAACAAGATATCTTTAAAGTTTTCTATATTTTCATTCATATTAATTTTTGAATCACAAAAAGGACAGTGAGTTTCACTTTTATATTCTTGAATAGAAGGCTGACCTTGAAGAATCAAAGAAAGTCTATTTTCATCGATTCGGTATTGCTCTATTAAATCTTTGAAATTTTTTATACTTACACTGTTTTCTTCTTTTTTTCTTGTTAATGAGCTATTTTCTTGGACAAGCAATTCATTTGCGTTTGTGAGTTTAGATAATTCAGAATTGTTATAGTTAACTTTTTTTAAAGCTTCTTTTAAATTCTGTTCGGCCATATCTTTGGTGATACCTTTAATGCTTTCAGATATCTCTAATTCTTGTTTTGAAATATCTGAAATTTTTTTGCTCACATATAATCGCACCGCTTGATTTTTTAACTTTACCATATCTGGTGATTCTTCTTTTTCCAATGTATCTTGATTTTCACCGGTGAGTAAAAAAAGTAAAGAAGAACGAAAAGGTGTATTAGTAGTGACTGACTTAGGCACTAAAATGGATTCCTCACGAAGTATTTCAGATTCCTTCAGCAAGAACATATGTAAAAATGTTCTAAGAGAGAGAGTTTGCGTTTTAAAGTCTTCATTTTTTATGATTTTTATTGGTAACGCATCTATCCCTAATAGTTTAAGAAAAACATCCGATAGCTTATCTTTTGCTGATGGAGAAACACTATATTCTCCACTGTCTATATTTGGGACAGTGCTTGAAATATTTACTTTTGACTTTTTATGTTCAATATTTCTTTTTAGCGTAAGTTGACCAGGTTTACAATCAATAACCATTTCTACGTAATCTTGACTGTCAAGACCATCTATATTATTAGCTCCGAGTAAATAGTCTATACACTTAATAACTAATGTTTTTCCAGTATTAGAAGGACCGTGTATTAAGTTAAATCCATCAATTAAATCTATTTTTGACTCTTCATTATTTTTATTGACACTTTTAATAGACTTTATATAAAAAGAATTTGTCATATTGATTTACCTCCTCTCCGTTCTAGAAATACCATTGATGTATTTTATAACTTCAACGTCATTATTGTTTTTAAAATATTCTTGAGCATCTATTGCAAGATTAATATATTTGCTAACATAAGCAGAATTTAGATTTTCTACAACTTTCTTACCTGATTCGTTTATGCTATATACAAATCCATTATTTGTACATCTAACAGAACATAACCCCATTGCAACTAAGTATTTTAAAGAATCTTTTCCCAAATTTAAACGAGATGATAGTTCTCCGAGCCTATATGGTTTTTGACCATGTAAGTCATACTTACCAATATTAAATGTTTTTGAATACAGACTTAAATAATCCATAGATGAAATATAGTCTGAATTTTTTTCTTCCCCATCAAGAATAAAAAGTTGAATTAAGATCCTTATTGAGATTTCTTGTATTGAGTTTAATACAGTAGTCATTTTTTAATCCTCTTCATCAATCCATAGGAGTCTATTCTCATTTACTAGCATATGGCAAAAACCTAATTTTCTTTTATTATTGACCATTCCAGGAATAGTAAAAAGCTGAGAACCACTAAGAGTTATAAGTGATGCTTGTTCTAATACCGCAAGTAAACGATTATATCCATTTTGATAGTTTTTTCTGCTAGTGTTAATAACACCATCATAGGTTTCATCCAATAATTTTTTAAATTCATTAGTATTAGACTTTAGAGTATCTCTTGAAAAGGTTTTTAAACAGTCTGCTTCATAAAAATTTACTCTCTGTTCTTGGAAGTTTTCCCTATACTTCTTTTTTAATGTATTAATATTGGAGAGATCAATTTTTGAATCTTCAGCATCATTATACGCATCAATCAATGCATAAAGGTATTTTAGCTTTAGCTCATCTTCTGAAATAATATTGTTAGGTGTCTTAGCAATTGGTAAAGGTAGTTTGGAATCTCCTATTACAAGCATCCCATTTTCAATGTATGGTTTTTTTACAAAATCATCGACATTGGCAGATGGGGTGCTTTTTTTATTGTCTTTTGTTGAAACTTCAACGAGTATTTTTGTTAATAATTTTGAAGCTTTAATTCCTATGTTGTGGAGATTCCAATCTTCGTCAGGGAATTCTGATGAGAAGAGATTTAACATTGCAGATTGTTCAGAATCCTCTGCGTCATCTATAAATTCCTTTAAGCTATCTTCGTCTTTATATCTAAGAATTTCTAAGGCCACTTCTTTAGAAATTTCATCTGAACCATATGCATATTTTTTAATTGTAGAATCGGAACGTTTTATATCGGCATTTTTATCTTCATCTACATAAGGCGTATATATTTCAATAATTCTGTTAGTAAAATATTCGATTCGCTCTTTATTTTGTTGAAGAGGGCGAATGCATTTTATAAATCTAGAAAAATCAGTTCGACTCATTAAAATCCTCCTTTCTGTGGTCGGTTAAGTCTCCGAACTTTTCCGACCTATTCTGACCATTAATAAAATCGACTACTACTATAATTGAAGTAGATAAAGATACTTCTTTATCTATATTATATCACAAAAAAATTCGTTTTCTCGAACTCAAGTTTCTCGAAAACAAAAATTTTGATGTGAAGTAAAACAATAATATATTCTCAAGTCTGAGATGCGCATTAGGACGTAGGGGATTTCAAATAAAGCATGATTAATCAATTTTAGATTATTAAAGCTTTTGATCTCTACGTTTATTTCTAATGCGCATTTTTATGTGTCAATAAGCCTAAGGTCATATTTGTTTCCCCTGAGAATTAGCAAAGTCAAGCGGGAGAAAAAATATGGCAAAGAAAAGATATTTAGAAATCAATGGCAAAGAAATCCAAGTAAGTGAAGAAGTATACAAGGCATATATGAAACCGATTTGGAGAGAAAAAAAGAGAATCCAAAGAGCCTACAAAAATTTAGAAGAGCTACAGGATAAAGAAAGAATTAAAACAGCGACTGAGAAAAATGGAAACTACGTCCAAGCAAGAAGCTTAGAAACAGGCTTTGTCGAAACAAAAGAATATGGTCTTCCCTTATCTCTTGATGTTGCTGAAGAAGAATACGACTTTGAAGTAACTAGCGTTCAAAACATAGAGGACATAGTGACGTACAAACTTCTTGAAGAAGCATTCTTAGAAGTCATTAGTGAATTTTCTGAAAGAGATAAAAGCGTCCTTAAGCTTATTTTCCTCTACGAAATGAAAGAAAGAGAAGTTGCAGAAGTAGTTGGAATATCTCAAAAAACTGTTAATAACATCAAAAACAAGCATTTACCAAAGATTCAAGAAAAATTAAGACCATGGAAAAATAATTACTCAAAAACTAATTAGATGTCCTAAAGAATATGAGGGAAAGATTTCTTTTCAAAATCTTACTCAAAATCGAAATGATTGTCCTAAGGAATATGAGAGAAGAAATCTTACTCAAAAATTTAATGTATGTCCCAAGGAGTATGAAAGGAGGAACAAAGTGGACTTAGTAAAAAACCAACAGATGGCAGAAAGTTTAATAGCCATCTCAATTGTTGCCAAGAAGATAGCTAAGGAATTAATGCAACCAGAGAAAGGAGAAAAAGATGTCAAGAATAAAGCTACTGATGGAAATCAAAGAAGATGCAGAGAATCTTGCATCTAGTATAGGTGTCCTTCTCACAGCACTAGAAAGTGATGAGGGACTGCCTAAAGAAGAAAAGGTAAAACAAGAAGAAAAGATATACGAGATTGAAGATGTTAGAAAGATACTAGCTGATAAATCAAGATTAGGCCATACGGCTAAGATAAGAGAACTATTAGAAAAGTATGGGGCTAAAAAACTATCTGAGATTGATCCAGGTAACTATAAAGACTTGGTAGCAGATGTGGAGAAACTCTGATGGCTGATCACGCAATATTATCGGCGTCTTCATCAAGTAGGTGGTTGAATTGCCAAAAGTCAGTACGATTATGCGAAAAATATGAGGATGAAGTAAGCCCTTATGCACTTGAAGGCACGTGTGCCCACTCACTCGCAGAATTTAAAATCAAATCTTTGTTAGGTTTAGATACTCAAAATCCTACTGAAGACTTAGATTACTACAACGAAGAAATGGAAGAGTTAACTGAAGGCTATGCATCCTATGTAATGGAGATTGTAAGTAAGTATCATAGCCCAGCTGTGTTTGTAGAAGAAAGACTTGACCTATCAGACTATGTTAAAGAGTCATTTGGAACAGCGGACTGTGTAGTTGTTGGAGGAAAAGACCTTCATGTAATTGACTTAAAGTATGGTCAGGGAGTTTTAGTAGATGCTAAAGAGAATTCACAACTCATGTTATATGGACTTGGTGCTCTGACTCTCTTTGACGGAATTTATGATATCGAGAAAGTTATTCTTCACATTTATCAACCAAGAAGATGCAATATCTCAACTTATGAAATTAAAAAGATAGAACTATATAAGTGGGGAGAGTCTGTACGAGAGATTGCTGAGAAAGCATATAGAGGCGAGGGAGAATTCTCATGTGGAGAATGGTGTATCTTCTGCAAAGCTAAAAATAAATGCAGAAAAAGAGCAGAAGAGAATCTAAAACTAGCACAAGATGAATTTACCCTACCCCCAGAACTATCTGACGAAGAAATTGAAGAGATTTTACCAAAACTAGACGAACTGGAACAATGGGTCAAAGATATAAAGACCTATGCTTTGGAAAGAGCGATGAAAGGTCATAAGTGGAAAGACCTAAAACTTGTCGAAGGTAGGTCTAATAGGAAATACCGAGATGAAGATGAAGTTATAAACAAAGTAAAAGAACTGGGATTCAATCCCTTTGAAGAAAAGTTACTTGGCATCACAGCTATGACTAAGTTATTAGGTAAGAAAGTCTTTGATGAAAATATCGTAGACTTATTAGAAAAACCAAAAGGAAAGTTAACCTTAGTAAGCATTGATGACAAGCGAGAAGAAGTAAAAATTGACAATGTTAAAGAAGAATTCGGAGGTAAATAATATGTCAAATATGAATAAAACAAAAGTAATTACAGGTGAAGTTAGATTATCTTATGCAAATGTGTGGGAACCAAAGTCAATCAATGGTGGTAAAGAAAGGTACTCAGTATCTGTCATTATCCCAAAGAGCGACCAAAAGACAATCGAGAAGATTGAAAAAGCAGTAGATGCTGCTATTGATGAAGGACTTTCTAAATTCAATGGAAAGAAACCTAATAAGAAAGCTATCAAACTTCCATTAAGAGATGGCGACACAGAGAAAGATGATGAGGCTTATGCTGATGCATACTTCTTAAATGCCAACTCTATGACAGCACCTCAAATTGTGGACAGAAATGTAGAACCAATTCTTGATAGAAGTGAAGTTTACTCAGGAGTATATGCAAGAGTATCACTTAACTTCTATGCCTACAATGTAAATGGCAATAAAGGCGTGGCCGTTGGCCTAGGAAATATTCAAAAACTAAGAGATGGTCAACCTTTAGGAAATAGATCTAATGCATCAGATGACTTTGATGCTATGGACGAAGATGAAGAAGATTTCTTAGCATAGGAGGATTTTATATGAAAGAAACAATTTTAGCTATTTTGATGGGATTATGGTCTTACTACTGGTATAAGTTAGGCTATGTTCAGGCTCAAATTAATGAAACACAAAAGAGAATCAGGGAAATTTATAGAGATATAGAGAAACGATTGGATGAAACGCAAAGAACTGTTGATAAATGCATCCAATCATTGGACGAAATTAAATATAAATGAAAAAGATATCAATAGATCTTGAGACCTATTCTTCAGTTGATTTAGGCAAAAGTGGTGTATACAAATATGCCGAGAGTGAGGATTTTGAAATCCTCCTCTTTGCCTATTCTATTGATGATGGAGAAGTTAAGGTAATAGATTTGGCAAGTGGAGAGATTATTCCTGAAGAAATATTATCAGCACTTAGTGATGAAAGTATAGAAAAGTGGGCTTTTAATGCAAACTTTGAAAGGGTGTGTCTGTCAAGATTTCTTGAAGAGAGATTAAAACCTCAAGGTTGGTACTGTACTATGATTTGGTCAGCTTATCTTGGTCTACCTTTATCGCTTGAAAAAGTAGGAGAGGTTTTAAAACTCGACAAGCAAAAGATGAATGAAGGCAAGGCTCTTATAAGATATTTTTCTATTCCATGTAAACCAACTAAGACCAATGGTATGAGGACAAGAAATTTACCACATCACGATTTGGGGAAATGGTATATTTTTAAGGAATATAACCAAAGAGATGTGGAAACAGAAATGGAAATAAAGAAAAAACTATCAGTATTTCCTATGCCTCAATCAGAATGGGAAAACTACTGGGTAGACCAAAACATAAATGACAGAGGAATTTTAATAGATGAAATTTTAGTTGATTCGGCTATTAAATTTGATGAAATCTTACGAGAAGAAAATATGGATAGAGCCATAGAATTAACTGGTCTTGAGAATCCAAATTCTCCCTTACAGCTAAAAGAATGGCTTAATAAAAAAGGCTTAGAGATAGATTCCTTAGCTAAAAAAGATGTAGAGTCTGCTATTAAAAATGCCGAAGGAGATATTAAAGAAGTCTTGGAACTTCGACAAGAACTATCTAAGTCTTCAGTTAGAAAATATGATGCTATGAAAAATGTAAAAGGAAAAGAAAATCGAGCAAGGGGCCTGATCCAATTTTATGGTGCAAATAGAACTGGAAGGTATTCAGGAAGGCTTATTCAAGTTCAAAACTTAAGAAGAAACAATCTAAAAGATTTAGACCTAGCTAGAAGTCTTGTAAAAAATAGAGATTATGAAACTATGGAATTTCTATATGAATCACCGTCTGATATTTTATCCCAATTAATAAGGACAGCCTTCATACCAAAAGAAGGCACCAGATTTATTATTTCAGATTTTTCAGCAATTGAGGCTCGTGTCCTTGCATGGATTGCAGAAGAACAATGGGTGCTGGATGCCTTTGAAAATGGAGAAGATATCTATTGTAGAACGGCATCGAGGATGTTTGGAGTGCCAGTTGAAAAGCACGGAATAAACGGTCACCTTAGACAAAAAGGAAAGATAGCGACTTTAGCTTGTGGTTATCAAGGGGCCTTAGGTGCTCTTAAGGCAATGGGTGGAATTGAGATGGGTTTATCTGAAGATGAACTTCAATCAATAGTCGATTCTTGGAGAGAGGCTAATCCTAACATCGTAAGCTTGTGGTGGGATATAGATTCTGTCGTAAAAAGAGTTGTAAAGACTAGAAGTAAAGAAGAATATAAGAACCTAGTTATTAGCTATGAAAAGGGGATTCTCTTTATAGAACTGCCTTCAAAAAGAAGACTTGCTTATCCAAAAGCAAAAATCGGGATGAATCGATTTGGTGGAGAGTCAGTAGTCTATGAAGGAATCGTAGTAGGTAATAAGTGGGACAAGATAGAATCCTACGGCGGTAAATTTGTAGAAAATATAGTTCAAGCCATCGCAAGAGATATTTTAGCTGAGGCTATGATGAGACTTGAGAAAAAAGGATTTAATATCGTCATGCATATTCATGACGAGGTTGTTATAGAAAGCGATTCATCTAGTATCGAGGAAGTAAATCAAATTATGTCCATAGTTCCAGGTTGGGCATCTGGACTTATCTTAGATGCAGATGGATTTGAAAGTGAATTTTATAAGAAAGACTAAGGAGGTCTTTATGAACATAGAAATTTTTAGAAATAGCGAATTTAAAGATATAAGAACAATGGTAATGAATGGAGAGCCATGGTTTGTTGGAAAAGATATAGCTGAAAATCTTGGTTACAGTAACTCAAGCAAAGCAGTTATAAATCATGTTGAGACAGAGGATAAACAATTTATAATGTTAGACTTAGCAGATTCCCAAAATGGGAATGTGCCTAAAGGTCAAACTAAAACAGCTGTTATAAATGAATCTGGTCTATATAGCCTAATTCTATCTAGCAAATTACCTCAAGCAAAAAAATTTAAAAGATGGGTTACAAGCGAAGTTTTGCCAAGTATTAGAAGACATGGGATGTATGCTACAGATGAACTTTTAGACAACCCAGATCTATTCATCTTAGTACTTGAAGAATTAAAAAGAGAAAGACAAGAAAAGCTAATTCTAAAGCAACAGAATTTAGAGATGAAACCAAAGGCGTCCTATTACGATATTGTCTTATCCTGTAAAGAGGCTGTAGCAATAACAGTAATTTCCAAAGACTATGGTTGGTCTGCCAGAAAAATGAATAAGAAACTTCATGAGTTGGGGGTTCAGTTCAAGCAAGGCAATATATGGCTTTTATATCAAGATTATGCTGAAGAAGGATATACTTGTACAAAAACTTATTCATTCAATAAAGGAAATGGAGAGGTTGGTACAAAAATTCACACTTACTGGACTCAAAAAGGCAGACTGTTTATTTACAATCTTTTAAAATCCGAAGGCTATGTTCCTTTAATTGAAATTAAGGAGGCAGCCTAATGAATAAAGAACTATACAACAGGAGTGGGTGCAAGGATCTCACTCCTTATCAAGCAATTAAAAATGCAGAGAAGAGATACTATCCCTTGGTATATATCTGCAGTCCATTTTCTGGAGATGTTGAAAATAATGTCATCATGGCACAGAAGTATTCTCGATATGCCTTAGATAAAGGAAATATTCCCTTAGCACCACATCTTTTATTTCCTCAGTTTATGAGTGATGAAAGTGAGAGAAGACTTGCTATGCATTTTAATTATGTCCTTCTTGGAAAATGTGAAGAAGTCTGGGTCTTTGGTGACAACATAAGTCCTGGAATGGCAGAAGAAATAAAGGTTGCTGAGAAGAGAAAAATGAAGATTCGATATATAAAGGAGGTAGCCTAATTGAAAATATACATCTCAAATTTAATAGGAGTGGAGTCAAACTGTGTTTATCCAAATGAGGTTAATGCAGTAGATGTTAGGTCATTTGAGAAAGCCGCGAGTTTTGACCATGTAATGGCTAAGTATAAAAACTCCTACAGGTCCAATGATAATTTTATAGAGTCAGAATGTATTCCCATGGATATAGATAACGACCATTCAGAAAATCCAGATGATTGGATTTCAGCTAATGATTTAAAGAGAATATTTGACGGAGTTAAGTTTGCCATTGTTTATAGCAGAAACCATAGAAAAGAAAAAAATGGAAAAGCTGCAAGACCAAGAATGCATATTTATTTTCCAATTCCTAAGATTACAAATTTAGCCGAATATGTAGGAATAAAAGCAAGTTTGGCACAGATTTATACTTTCTTTGATGGAAATGCCTTAGATGGAGCGAGGTTTTTCTTTGGAGTTAAGAATCCTGCTGTTGAAATAGTTAGGGGGAAAAAATATGTAACAGAAATCCTAAAAGATGACTTTGAAGATTTCGATAACTCTCAAGACTTGATTCAGCAAGGCTCTAGAAATTCAACCATGAACCATTTTGCTGGTAGGGTTTTAATTCGATATGGAAAGACAGATGAGGCGAGGGAATTATTCGATAAAAAAGCCAGCCTTTGTTCTCCACCACTAGAAGATGAGGAGTTAGAACAAATATGGAAGTCAGCTTGTAAGTTTTATAAAAAAGTAGCAGCAAGTGAAGATTATGTACCACCTGAAGAATATACTGAAGGCATAAATTTGAGACCCTCTGAATTTTCAGACATAGGTCAAGCGGAAGTTTTTGTTAGAGAATACCAAGACAGGATTCGTTTTTCTCCTTCTACAGGTTTTCTTGTTTACAACGATTCCTATTGGGAGGAATCTGAATTAAAAGCACAAGGATGTTCTCAAGAATTGGTTCTAAAGCAACTAGAAGAAATAGACAACGGGTTTGTAAAAATGGAAGAAGATATAAAGAAATCTGGTGTTAGAGAAACAATCTCTTCTATGAGTGAGAAGAAAGCCTTGGCATCTTTTAATGACAATCAGAAATCTCTATACTATAAACTTATTTCTTTAGAGGCATATAAGAAATATGCTGTAAAACGAGGTGACACTAGAGCCATTCATGCAACTTTAAAGGAATCGAAACCAATGTTAGAAATAGACCAAAGAGAACTTGATACGGATGAGTTCTTATTAAATACTCCTTCTTATACAGTTGACTTAAAAACTGGAGAGTGTAGAGACCATAAGGCAGAAGACTATCTAACCAAAGAAACATCTGTAGATCCAAGTGATGAAAATATAGATATATGGATTGATGCCTTGAATACATTTTTTGTAAAAGACAGTGAACTTATAGAATACGTTCAGAAAGTAGCAGGGATATCTTTAATCGGAAAGGTCTATATTGAGGCTCTCATTATAGCTTATGGTGATGGAAGAAATGGAAAGTCCACATTTTGGAATACTATCTCAAGAGTGCTAAACCTATATAGTGGGTCAATCTCGGCAGATATTCTTACAGTTAATTCTAAGAGAAATGCCAAGCCAGAACTTGCTGAAACAAGAGGTAAAAGGCTTTTAATTGCAGCTGAACTTCAAGAAGGATTAAGGTTAAATACTTCAAATGTTAAACAGCTTTGTTCTACAGATGAGATTGTAGCAGAGAAAAAATATCGAGATCCATTCAAGTTCATACCTTCTCATACCCTTGTCCTATATACTAACCACCTACCAAAGGTGGGTGCCTTAGATGAAGGAACCTGGAGAAGACTCATTGTAATTCCATTTGAGGCAAAGATAGAGGGCAGTAGTGATATTAAAAACTACACTGATTATTTAGTAGATAAGGCTGGGGGAGCAGTTCTCAAGTGGTTAATCGAGGGTGCTAAAAAGGCTATTGATGAAGATTTTAAATTCAGCTTACCTAAAAAAGTAGCAGATGCCATCAATGAATATAAAGAATCAAATAACTGGTTCAAGCATTTCTTAAATGAGTGCTGTGAGATTGATTCATCCTATGAAGAAAAGTCTGGAGAAGTCTATCAAGAATATAGGGCCTACTGCCTAAGGATTGGTGACTATGTAAGGTCCACTACTGATTTTTACTCTGCATTATCATCCAATGGATTTAATAGGGTGAAACTCCGTGATGGAATTAAGATTCAAGGACTAAAACTAAAAAGTGACTTTGTGTAATTTTAGCTATTGTGCAAGTCTCGAAGGTCATATATATAACTTTTATATAGTAATTAAATTAATTTAGTCTATATATAAAGGTTATAGAAGAGACCTTCGAGACCTTCACACAATCAATAGAAAGGTTGAAATATCAATGCTAGAAAACGAAATAGAAAAAGCCTTAGTCGACAAGGTAAAACTCCATGGTGGTCTTTGTCTTAAATTTACATCTCTATCAATGACGGGAATACCAGATAGGATAATACTTTTACCTAAAGGAAAGGTTGGATTTGTAGAAACAAAAAGACCTGGAGGAGAGCCAAGACCAATTCAGAAAAAGAGAATAAGGCAATTTAAAAACTTAGGTTTTAAGGTTTATGTTCTTGACTCAAAAGAAAACATTGATGAAATAATAAAGAGGATTGGAGGTGACTAATTGGAATACACTCCACATAAATATCAAAACTATGCTACTGAATTTATAAAAGAAAACAAAGAATCAGCACTTCTACTGGACATGGGTCTCGGTAAGACGGTTATAAGCCTAACAGCTATAAAAGATTTACTATTTGATTCCTTTGAGATTTCTAAGGTTTTAATAATAGCACCACTAAGGGTTGCCAGGGACACTTGGAAGGAAGAGATAGAAAAGTGGTCTCACCTTGATATCTTAAAATATTCAGTAGCCATAGGAAGTGAAAAAGAAAGAATAAAAGCATTAAATGAGCAGGCAGATATTTATTTAATCAATAGGGAAAATGTAGACTGGCTAATAAATAAAAGCAAACAACCATTTAACTATGATATGATCGTAATTGATGAACTATCATCTTTTAAATCTCATAGGTCAAAGAGATTTAAAGCCTTGATGAAAGTTAGACCAAAGGTAAAAAGAATAGTTGGTCTTACTGGAACTCCATCATCTAACGGACTAATGGATTTATGGGCTGAGTTTAGACTCCTTGATATGGGTCAAAGGCTTGGAAGATTTATTGGTCAGTACAGGGAAATCTACTTCAAACCAGATAAGAGAAATGGACCAATCATTTATTCCTATAAGCCACTGCCTTTTGCTGAAGATGCAATCTATAAAAAGATATCAGATATAACAGTTTCTATGAAAGCTGAAGATTACCTAAAAATGCCAGAGAAGATAAACAATGAAGTCTTTGTAAATCTATCAGATAAAGAAAGAGGAATCTACGAAACCTTAAAAAAAGACTTAGTCGTTAATATTAAAGATAAAGATATAGATGCAGTTAATGCTGCTGCACTTTCTAATAAGTTACTGCAAATGGCATCAGGTTCTGTTTATGATGAATATAAAAATATGATCCATATCCACAATAGAAAACTTGATGCCTTAGAAGATTTAATAGAAGGAGCAAATGGAAAACCTGTTCTGATAGCCTATTGGTATAAGTCCGACTTGAAAAGAATAAAAGATAGGTTTGATGTAAGAGAACTTAAAACAAGTGAGGACTTTAAAGAATGGAATCAAAGTAAGATTCCTGTAGCTGTTATTCATCCAGCATCTGCTGGACATGGACTTAACTTACAAGCAGGAGGATCAACACTTATTTGGTTTTCTCTTACTTGGTCCTTAGAACTTTATGAGCAAACCAATGCCAGACTTTATAGGCAAGGTCAGAAAGAAACAGTTGTAATCCATCACATCCTAGCTAAAGGAACTATTGATGAAGATGTGATGAAAGCATTAGAAAATAAGAATAAAACACAAGCTGCACTTATAGAGGCAGTAAAAGCAAATCTGGAGAGTTAATGTCATAGAATGTCACTAAGAACATTTTATAAGCTTAATATACGAGCAGGAGTTCTATGGAGAACTTACCTCAAAAAATTATGGAGGTAAGAAATGAACGCAAAAGAATATTTAAAACAAGCTTTTTATTTAGACAAAAGAATTAACAGTAAGCTGGAGCAAGTTGAAAGTTTAAATGCACTAGCAACAAAAGCTACATCGACCTTATCGGATATGCCTAAGAGTCCTAATCAAGGCTCATCTAAACTTGAAGATACTATCGTAAAGATTGTAGATCTCCAAGAAGAGATTAATAGAGATATAGATAAACTTGTAGATTTGAAAGCAGAGATGGTTGGAACAATCAAACAGATTCAAAATAAAGAACTTCAAGTTATCCTTGAAAAAAGATATCTTTGCTTTGAGACTTGGGAGAAGATAGCAGTTGATATGAATTACGATATTAGACATATTCATAGACTTCACAATCTGGGGTTAAAAGAAACTTCAAAGCTAATCAAACCTTGTCATGAAATGTCATAGAATGTCACTATGGAGTTGTAGTATTATTAAAATAGCAAAAGAATAATTAAAAGAGCCTTGGAGATTTAATCTTCGAGGCTTTCTTTATGGAGTGATAAAGTGCCAAGAAAACCTAAGAGACCATGTTCTTATCCAGGTTGTCCAGAGTTAGTTGATGGACGATTCTGCAAAGAACATGAGAAAGAATACAACAGAAACTATGAAAAATATAAACGAGATCCTAAAACTCATAAGCGATATGGAAAAGCATGGAGAGTTATTAGAAAAAGATATGTAGCAGAGCACCCACTCTGTGAGATGTGTTTAAAAGAAAATAAAATGACGAAGGTAGAGGAAGTACATCACATACTTCCTCTTTCTCGTGGTGGAACTAATGATGAAGACAATCTTATGAGTCTTTGTAAGTCTTGTCACTCAAAGATTCATGCAAAGAGTGGAGATAGATTCAATAATAAAAACGAGAGATAGGATTTTCTATCTCTCGTTTAATGGAATTAATAGCTAAGAGTACCACAGTCATGGTTACCCCATCCCTCCTTGATAGCTTTTCCAATAAGAAAATTAATATCAGCAATGGATGGAATTCTAGCTTGACCCCTTGCAGCTTGAAGAGTACCATCTGGGCGTTTCCAAATAAACCTGTATCCGTTTTCTTCGTTTCCATCCCCATATTCATATCGAACATATTGGAAACAAAGATTCCAACTGTCAGCTTCACCAATTTGTGTCTCATTTAAAACAACCACTCTTGTTTGACTCATAATGACCTCCTTATAAGTATCTAATTAGTATCTGATAAGAATAGTATAATATATTTTTATAAAGAGTCAATAAAAATTTTATATTTTTTTTCGTGGGGAGGGGGAGTCTTATTCTCTACGACTGAATCCCATACCAACGGTGCCGCCCTCTCACGCACAAAAAAACGGGTTCAAAGGACCTATTAAAGAAAATAATAAACTAGGAGGTGATACTATCGCTAAGGACGGAACATATAGAGGTGGAAGAAGAGTAAAAGCAGGAGGGAAACCACAGCCTGCTGCTGAAAAAATAGAAAAAGGTAAAAAAGTAGAAATACTAATGAATGATATTCCAACATTCACTCCAGAAGAAATAGATGCAGTTGACTTGCCAGACGGTGCAGTTCTTGATGGGACAGATATGCCAGCACCTAGTGACTATCTATCTGCAAAGCAAAAGAATGGAATACCACTTGGTGCTGATGAAATATATAAAGAGACTTGGGGTTGGTTAAAACAAAGAAACTGTGAAAATTTAGTAAATCCAAGACTATTAGAGTCTTACTCCCAGGCTTTTGCAAGATATATTCAATGTGAAGAGGCAATCAGTCAATTTGGACTACTGGGAAAGCATCCTACTACAGGAGGAGTTATTGCATCTCCTTTTGTACAGATGTCTAGTCAGTTTCAAAAGACAGCCAACCTTTTATGGTATGAGATTTATGACATAGTTAAAGAAAACTGCACAGAAGTTTATGAAGACTATGGGGAAGATATGATGGAAAAATTACTAAGGCAAAGGAGGTAATTGTATTGTTTGAAAAAGTAAATCCAAGGCATCCAGATAAAATAGCAGATTGTATCGCTGGTGCAATTGTAGATTTAGCATATAAAGAAAATGAAAATCCTAAAATAGCAGTTGAAGTTTTGCTGGGGCATGGAAATTGTCATGTAATTATTGAAACAGATTGTAATCTAAATAAAAAAGAAATTGCAACATCAATAAAGAGGATAGCTGGAGATGTCATAGCAGATATTAAAATAGTAGAACAGGATATTCACCTATCAAATAATCAAAAAGAAAAGATAAGATGTGGTGACAATGGAATCTTTAAGGGAGTACCTACTTCAGATGAAGAAAAGAAACTATCTTTAATTGCTCGTGAAATCTATTCTAATTATCCTTACGATGGAAAATACATTCTTGATGGAGATAAACTCATAATCTGCCAGTCAAATATATCTACAGAAATCTTAAAAGCAATTTATCCAAAAGCTATCGTAAATCCACTTGGAGATTGGACTGGAGGATTTAATGTTGATACTGGAGCGACAAATAGAAAACTCGGCTCAGACATGGGAAGAGCAGTAACGGGTGGAGGTCTTCATGGTAAAGACCTATCCAAAGCTGATGTATCAGTTAATATTTATGCCCACCTAAAGGCACAAGAGGAAAATAGAGAGATTGAATTATCCTGTGCAATCGGAGATGAAACTGTTGATGGTAGACCATATTCTGAAATTGTAGAAATTGCTAGAAACTATATTAACTCTATTGGTGGTTTTGAAGAATTTGCAAAGTGGGGCTAATATGATTACAACCAAAGAAATGAAATTAGTTGATATTGAAAAACTTGTACCCTATGTAAATAATGCAAGGACTCATTCAGCAGACCAGATTAACAAACTACGATCATCAATTCGAGAATTTGGCTTCATCAATCCTGTGATTATTGATAAAGACTATGGAGTTATTGCAGGCCATGGAAGAATTATGGCGGCAAAGGAAGAAGGGATAAAAGAAGTACCTTGTGTCTTTGCAGACCACCTAAACGAGGCACAAAAGAAAGCCTATATCTTAGCTGATAACAGAATGGCTCTTGATGCTGGTTGGGATGAAGAACTATTAAGGGTAGAAATTGAATCCCTAGAAGATTATGGTTTTAATGTAGAACTTACTGGGTTTTCACCAGATGAACTATCTAATATTTTTGACCTTGGAAATGATACAGAAGATGACGGTTTTGATGTAGACAAGGAATTAGAAAAACCTACTTTTTCAAAAGCTGGAGATATATGGACATTAGGCAAGCACAAACTTATTTGTGGAGATTCTACAGATGAGATTACTTACGAAAAATTGATGGGAGAATCAAAAGCAAATCTTATCATCACAGACCCTCCATACAATGTAAACTATGAAGGATCAGCTGGAAAAATTAAAAATGACAATATGGAGCAAGGTAAATTTTACGAATTTTTACTAAGCTCCTTTTTAAATATGGAAAAGTTTCTCGCAGATGATGGTTCGATATATGTTTTTCATGCTGATACAGAAGGACTTAATTTCAGAAAAGCATTTCAAGATGCTGGATTTTATTTATCTGGTACTTGTATTTGGAAGAAACAATCTCTTGTACTTGGAAGAAGTCCCTATCAATGGCAACATGAACCAATCCTTTATGGTTGGAAGAAAAAAGGAAAACACAACTGGTATACAGGAAGAAAAGAGTCTACCATTTGGGAATTTGATAAACCAAGAAAAAATGGTGACCACCCTACTATGAAACCTATCCCACTTTTATCTTATCCAATTAAAAATTCATCAATGACAAACTCCATTGTACTTGATCCATTTGGTGGAAGTGGAAGTACATTAATAGCTTGTGAGCAAACTGATAGGATTTGTAGGATGATAGAACTTGATGAAAAATTTGTAGATGTCATTGTAAATAGGTTTATTGAATTAGTTGGTAGTGATAAAGATGTAAGCCTATTAAGAGACGGAAAAGAGTATAAGTATGAAGATGTTATTAATCTGACTTGATATAAATCAGTATTTGAGTGATATATGTATGTGAGGTGATTAGATGATTTCAAGGGAAATTATACAAAAATTAAAAGAGACGTATCCAGTAGGTACAAGAGTAAAACTAATCCAAATGGAAGATGACGGGGCACCTTCAGTTGGAACCTTAGGTACAGTTTATGGAGTGGATGCCATTGGATCAATCCTAGTAAAATGGGATAATGGTTCGATGTTAAATGTAATTTTTAGGGAGGATATTATTGAAAAATCTAATTAAATAACCATACATTGCTTGACTATTCCTCTATTGTACGGGAATATGTGTACAACAAAAGAGGAGGAACGAAAAATGAAAAAGATTGAATTGTTAGAAAACATTAAAGAAAAAGAAGATTTCGAAGAAAATAAAATTAGCTACAGATTTTACTGGGCATACAGAGAATCCAGAAGAATAGGTAGAGACATCTTAAACTTTGATGATGTTGGATTTGAAGAAAACCACCAAGAAATCATAGAGAATCTTGAAAGATTTGAGATACAAGAATTTACAATTTCAGACCAGTCAACAGGTCTTATGAAAGGGTTAAAAAGTTTTAAAAGAAAAGGGTACTTTCCTATAGACTTAATTGAAATAGATACAGGAAGGACTAATTGGAATTTCAAAGAAAACAAAGAAGAAAAAGAATATACACCAGCCCTCCTTTTCAAGAGAAACTAAGAGAAAAAATAGAGAGTTAAGCAAGATATTTGCTTGACTTATCTCTCGTTGTACGGGAATATGTGTACAACAAAAGTAAAGGAGAGTAAAACCATGAAAAAAGACCTTTTAGAAAGATTAGAAACAGAAGTCAAAGCCTGCAAAAGATACGCAGGAAGCTCAATAAAAAAATCAAAAGAGGGCAAGATTGGAGCAGCCATTAACCTTCTAGACATAGCGGGAACTGCAAAGAAATGTGCAGACCAAATTCATGAAGAACTTTGGGAGGTATCAAAAGGAAATTTAACAGATGAAGAATTTCAACTTTTTGCAGACTCAGAAACACTAGATAGAGAACTTAAGAAAGCTTACAAAGAATTAAATATAGCAAGAAAAAGATAAAAATAAAGAAAAATTAGCCAAGGCTCTTTTTCTCGTAGTGAACTAGCTAAGGCTAGTATTTTTATGCTCATTTTTAGAGGAAGGAGGTCAAATGAAATATAAACCAACAAAATTTATGCTACCTACATCTCACTATGATAAAAACAAAGCAGACTATGCCGTCACCTTTATAGAATGCCTAAAACACACAAAAGGTAGATGGGCAGGTAAAGATTTCAAGCTTATTGACTGGCAAGAAGAAATTATTAGAGACTTGTTCGGCATTGTAAAAGATACGGGATACCGACAATTTAACACTGCCTATATTGAGATTCCAAAGAAGATGGGAAAATCTGAACTTGCAGCTGCTGTAGCACTTCTCCTTACTTGTGGTGATGGAGAAGAAAGAGCAGAAGTTTATGGATGTGCTGCCGATAGACAACAAGCAACTATAGTTTTTGATGTTGCAGCTGATATGGTAAGAATGTCTCCAGCCTTATCTAAAAGAGTAAAGATTCTAGCATCTCAAAAGAGGATGATATATAAGCCGACCAATTCTTTTTACCAAGTTTTATCTGCAGAAGCCTATTCTAAACACGGATTTAATATTCATGGTGTGGTCTTTGATGAACTTCATACCCAGCCTAATAGAAAACTTTTTGATGTCATGACAAAAGGTTCTGGAGATGCAAGAACTCAACCATTATATTTCCTTATAACAACTGCAGGAACTGATACCAAATCAATCTGCTACGAAACTCACCAAAAGGCAGTCGACATACTTGAAGGCAGAAAAACTGATCCAACTTTCTATCCTGTGATTTATGGAGCAGATAGAGAAGATGATTGGACAGATGAAAAAGTATGGCATAAGGCAAATCCGTCTCTTGGAATTACAGTTCCAATAGAAAAAGTAAGACAAGCTTGTGAATCGGCTAAGCAAAATCCAACTGAAGAAAATGCCTTTAGACAACTAAGACTTAATCAGTGGGTCAAACAAGCAATTAGATGGATGCCTATGGAAAAATGGGATTTATGTAACTTTGCTGTTAATGAAGAAGAACTAAAGGGCAGAGTTTGTTATGGTGGACTTGATCTATCATCAACAACAGATATTACAGCCTTTGTTTTAGTCTTTCCTTCAATAGATGAAGATGATAAATATCAAATATTACCCTACTTCTGGTTGCCAGAAGATAATCTCGACCTAAGAGTAAAAAGAGACCATGTGAACTACGACCTATGGAAAAAACAAGGCTACATTCAAACTACAGAAGGTAATGTAGTCCATTATGGTTTTATTGAAAAATTTATAGAAGACTTAGGTGAGATTTATAACATTAGAGAAATTGCATTCGACAGGTGGGGAGCAGTGCAGATGGTTCAAAACTTAGAAGGCATGGGTTTTACAGTAGTTCCCTTTGGCCAAGGATTTAAAGATATGTCTCCACCAACAAAAGAATTAATGAAACTAACTCTCGAAAGAAAAATAGCCCATGGAGGTCATCCTGTTCTAAGGTGGATGATGGACAATATCTTTATACGAACAGACCCTGCTGGAAACATTAAGGCAGATAAAGAAAAATCTACAGAAAAGATAGATGGAGTTATTGCTACAATAATGGCACTTGATAGGGCTATAAGATGTGGTAATGACACAAGTGAATCTGTTTATGATGATAGGGGGTTAATTGTATTTTAGGAGGTGGTAGTATAAACATCTTAAATTTAATATTCAAGTCGAGAGACAAACCTAAAGACGGGGAGAGAATATCTTCATCGTCTTTTTTATTTGGAAGGACAACAGCAGGAAGAAATGTCAACGAATTTACTGCTATGCAAATGACAGCAGTTTATTCATGCGTGAGGGTTCTTGCTGAAACCTTAGCAGGACTTCCTCTACATTTATATAAAAGAGGGAATTCAAACTCAAAGGAAAAAGCAGAAGACCACACCATATATTTTCTCTTACATGATGAACCAAATAATGAGATGACATCATTTGTATTTAGAGAAACATTAATGACTCATCTTTTATTGTGGGGCAATGCTTACGCTCAGGTAATTCGTAATGGAAGAAATGAGGTCATTGGACTTTACCCTCTAATGCCAAACAAGATGACTGTAATGAGAAGTGAGGAAGGAGAAATTTTCTATAAATACAATCACAAATCAGAAGAGGTTTATCTTTTAAAAGAAGATGTTCTTCACATACCTGGACTTGGTTTTGACGGTCTTATTGGATACTCACCAATTACAATGGCCAAGAATGCTATTGGCATGGCTATGGCTTGTGAAGATTACGGAGCGTCATTCTTCCAAAATGGAGCACAGCCAGGTGGAGTTTTAGAACATCCAGGTATTATTAAAGACCCAGAAAGAGTTAGAGCGTCGTGGAATGCAGCCTTTCAGGGGCCTAAGAACGCCAACAAAGTGGCTGTACTTGAAGAAGGGATGAAATACCAACCGATAGCCATTGCGCCAAGTGAAGCCCAATTTTTGGAAACAAGAAAGTTTCAGTTAAATGAGATAGCAAGAATATTCAGAATACCACCTCATATGATTGGTGACTTGGAGAAGTCATCATTTTCAAATATAGAACAGCAGTCGCTTGAATTTGTTAAATACACTCTTGACCCTTGGATTGTTCGTTGGGAGCAATCCTTGGAAAGAGCACTACTAACAAAAAAAGAAAAAGAATCCTACTTTATTAAATTTAACCTTGATGGACTTCTAAGGGGAGACTATGAATCAAGAATGAATGGATATGCTGTAGGAAGACAAAATGGCTGGATGAGTGCAAATGACATAAGAGAATTAGAAAACCTAGATAGGATATCAGCTGAAGAAGGTGGTGACTTATACCTTGTAAATGGAAATATGCTACCGCTTGATAAAGCAGGTAGTTTTTATCAGCAGAAAGGAGAAGAGATAAGTCCAAATGAAGAACAATAAAATATTTTGGAATTGGAAAAAGGATTCGAATGAACTATATATAGATGGAGTTATTGCGGAAGAGTCTTGGTTTGATAGAGAAAAAACACCAAGGCTCTTTTTTATGACCTAACCCGATGAGTGCAAAGCACGAATCGTAGGTAGGTCAGATGTCACGAAGTCCAATTTTCATCGACCAAAGGGAGATAAGAAAATTGTGACGAAGCTGACTTGAAGAATTGGGGTGAAAATATATTGAATAAAAAAGTATTTTGGAATTGGGCAAGTAATGAAAATGTCCTATACATTGATGGAGTTATAGCTGAAGATTCATGGTTTGATGACGATGTGACTCCTAAGTTATTTGCCAGTGAATTAAAAAATAAAAGTGGAGACATAACTGTATGGATCAACTCCCCTGGTGGAGATTGTATTGCAGCATCAAGAATTTACACCATGCTTTTAGAACACAAGGGAAATGTAACCATTAAGATTGACGGACTTGCAGCATCAGCAGCATCGGTCATTGCTATGGCAGGAACTGAAGTATTGATGAGTCCAACATCATTAATTATGATTCACAACCCTTTAACTGTAGCTATTGGTGACTCAAAAGAAATGCAAAAAGCCATAGATATGTTAAAGGAAGTTAAGGAATCAATCATTAATGCCTATGAGATTAAGACAGGTTTATCCAGGGAAGAGATTTCTAATCTAATGGATGGAGAGACTTGGTTTGATAAGAACAAGGCTATTGAGATGGGGTTTTGTGATGGAACACTAATAGATAAGAGGACAAGTGATGTAGCAACTAACATGGTTTTTTCAAGACGAGCAGTTACAAACTCACTTTTAACAAAGATAAATAAAGAAGTAAAGACTCACTCAATGAGTGAGGTAGAAGAAAGATTAAACAAAATTAAAAACACTTGGAGGTAATTATGAATTTAAAAGAACTTTTAGAAAAGAGAACTAAGGCTTGGGATGAGGCAAAGGCATTTGCTGAATCCAAGAAAGATGAAAAGGGCCTAATGTCTGATGAAGACTTTAAAACATATGAAGAGATGGAGAGAACAATCGAGAATTATACTCGTGAAATTGAAAGAAAGAAGAGGGAAGAAGAAATGGATAAAACTTTAGAAAAACCTACTACTCAAGCATTAACAAATGAACCTGCTACTTTTAATGAAGAAGAAAAATCAATGAGAGCAAGAAATGTCTATAAGAAATCTATGATGAAAGCATTAAGAACAAACTTTAGAGATATCTCCAATGAATTAAAAGTCGGTACAGATGAAAGTGGTGGATATTTAGTTCCAGAAGAAATGGAAACAGATATCGTAAGTGGTCTTGAAGATGAAAATATCGTAAGAAAACTCGCTACAAAAGTTCAAACTTCTGGACTCCATAAAATTAATATTGCAGCTACTAAACCAGCAGCCCTATGGGTTGAAGAAGGTGGCCAACTTACCTTTGGAGATGGCACATTTGATCAAGTATCTCTTGATGCACATAAACTCCATGTTGGTATTAAAGTTACTGAAGAACTTTTGTATGATGCAGCCTTTAATTTAGAAAAATACATCACTGAAGAATTTACTAGAGCGTTAGCAAATGCTGAAGAGGACGCTTTCTTAAATGGCGATGGAGTAAATAAGCCTACAGGAATTTTTGACCCTAAAAAGGGTGGAGAACTTGGGCTAACAACAAAGGCTCAAACAATTACTGCAGATGAACTAATTGATTTAGTTTACTCTCTAGATAGACCATATAGAAAGAAAGCAGCCTTTATTTTAAATGATGCAACAGTTGCTCAGATTAGAAAACTTAAGGATGTTAATGGTGCATATATTTGGCAACCTTCACTTAAAGATGGAGAACCAGATAGACTTTTAGGATATCCTGCTTACACATCTGCCTTTGCTCCAAAAGCTGAAAAAGGGAAACTTGCAATAGCCTTTGGCGATTTTTCTTATTACAAGATTGGAGATAGAGGAAATAGATCTTTCCAAGACTTAAAGGAACTATTTGCTGGCAATGGCATGGTTGGTTTCTTAGGTAAAGAAAGAGTTGATGGAATTTTAGTTTTAAGGGAAGCAGTTAAACTTTTAAAAATTGGTGCTACTGCCTAAGGAGTAAATTATGATTACTCTTGAAGAGGCAAAGTCCTATTTAAGGGTGGATTTTGATGATGAGGATGAGATGATTGAATCTCTCATCCAATCATCAATAAAGCACTCCATGGATGTAGCCAGGGTTAATAGTGAAGAAGAACTTTCTAAAAATCCAAATGGAAAGATAGCTGTCTTATATATGACTGCTTATCTTTATGAACATAGAGAAGAGGCAGATTACTCTGAATTAAACTTAACTCTAAGGGCTTTATTATTTGGAATGAGAAAGGCTGAGTTTTAATGAAGGTATCCGATTTAAATAGAAAAATAACCTTTCAAAATAAAAATGTTAAGGTAGATGACATTGGTAACCATAAATCAGTATGGACAGATTATCTAGAAACGTCAGCCTATATTTCCTTTCAAGGTAAAGGCGAAGAAGTTTTTCTAGGAATGGAAGTGGATAGGTCAGATATTTCTTTTACTGTAAGATTTCAAAATAGTCTGAAGAACATTAATACTTCAGATTACAGAATTCTATTTGAAGATGAAAAGTACAATATCATCTCAATTGACTTTATGAACTACAAAAACAGATTTATAAAGTTTAGATGTAGGAAGGTGAGTAGATGAATGTAAAAATTGAAAACCTAGCCAGTGAAATAATGAAAGGCTTAGAAGAATACTCTGATATGGCAACAGATGAAGTAAAAAAAGAAGTCAAAAAAGCTGGTAGCAATATTAGAAAAGACATACAAGAAAATGCACCTGTAGGAGAAACAAAGAAATATTCTAAATCTTGGTCAGTAAAAACTATGAAAGAAACTTCAAACTCAATAGAACTTGTAGTCCATTCAAGAAATAGATACCAGCTGGCTCATCTACTTGAGAAAGGCCATGTTCTTAGGCAAGGAGGAAGAGTGTCTGCTAAGCCTCATATTGGACCAGCTGAGGAGAAAGGAATCAGAGAATTGGAAGAAAATATAATGAGGAAATTACAAGATGGATAGGCTATTAAAAATAATTGAAGATATAGGACTTCCATTTGCATACTCCCACTTTGCTGAAGGAGAAAGTCCAGATCCACCATTTATGGTCTATCTATTTCCAAAGAATAAACACTTTGGTGCAGATGGAGTAGTTTTCTATAAAAATACTCAGATAGACTTAGAACTTTATACCGATAAGAAAGATTTAAAATTAGAGGAAAAAATAGAAGAGATACTTGATAGAGAAAAAATCTATTATGAAAAATCTGAAGTTTGGATTGAATCAGAAAGACTCTATGAAGTTCTCTATGAATTTACGATGGAGGTAAAAAATGGCTAATAAAGTTAAATTTAATATTTGTAACGTACATTACGCTCTCTTTGATAAAACCGAAGAGGGCGTTATTAAATATAAGACACCAGTGCCAATGCCTGGTGCTGTTTCAATTTCATTAGATCCAAATGGAGAGCCTGAAAGCTTTTATGCAGATGGGATTGAATACTACACAATTTCAAACAATATGGGCTATGACGGAGATTTAGAAATCGCCCTTATTCCAGAATCCTTTAGGACTGATGTTTTGATGGAAAAATCAGATTCTAATAAAGTATTAATTGAGTCGTCAAATTCTGAAACTGCAAACTTTGCACTTCTATTTGAGTTTGATGGTGACCAAAAGAAAATCCGTCATGTCATGTATAACTGCTCAGCAGCAAGACCTACTCTTGAAGGAGAAACCAATGAAGAATCAAGAGAAGTTCAACCAGAAACCTTATCTATCCAAGCAAGACCACTTCCAAATGGAAATGTAAAGGCTAGAACAGGTGAAGAGACTACAAAGGAAACTTATGATGGTTGGTACAAGTCAGTCTATATGCCAACAGAAACTACAGTAACACCTTCAAGAGCAAGTGTTGGAGGTAAATAAATATGGCACTAACAAAGAAAATTCAAATTGACGGACAAGATGTTGTTTTTCGTGCCTCAGCTGCAATTCCACGAATTTATAGATTGAAATTTGGAAGGGACATCTTTAAAGACTTGATGGAATTAGAAAAGTCCATGAAGAAAAATGATGAAGATAAATCTAATCTTGACATAGGCTCATTAGAACTATTTGAAAATATAGCCTATGTAATGGCAAAGCATGGAGATAAATCTGTGCCAGATAGTCCAGAGGAATGGTTAGATAATTTCTCAACCTTTTCAATTTACCAAATTCTACCTCAGCTAATTGAGTTGTGGGGACTTAATATAAAATCGGAAGAAGTTCCTAAAAAAAAGTAAGACCAACAGAAAGACCAATGACCACACCCTTGTTTTTACTAAGGGCAGTGGAACTTGGTCTTTCTGTTTCTGATTTATCTCTACTAACAATTGGACTTGTAAATGATATGTTTACAGAAAAGAATAACGATGAATATAAATACAAAGAAGTAGCTACACAAGATGACTTTGATAAATTTTAGATGCTATAATATTTGTATTAGCATTATCGGGTATAATTTAATAAATCCTTGTACAATTTAAATGAAAGGTGGTGGGAATATGGATATAATGAGATCTTTTAACTTAGCAATAGACTATATTGAAGAAAACTTAACTGATGAACTTGATGAAAAGGAAATAACACGGATAACAGGATATTCATTTCCAATGTTTTCAAGAATATTTTCAATCATATCAGGATATTCATTATCTGAATATATAAGGTTAAGAAAGATGACAAATGCTGCAATTGATTTAAAAAATTCAGATAAAAGAATTATAGATATCGCAATAAAATATGGCTATAATTCTCAAGATTCTTTTGCCTTAGCTTTTAAAAATTTTCATAAGCTAACTCCAGGACAAGTAAAAAGAGGACAAAAGTATCAATATTTCCCAAGAATCTACTTTTCAATTTCAGTTCAAGGAGGAAATCAAATGGATATTAAGATTGAGAAAAAGAAAGCGTTTAAAGTAGCTGGCATTAAATCAGATGTAACTAAAAGTTCAAATTTCCAAAAAGTTTGGGATAGACTGGTTGAAAAAGTACCAAGAGAAAAATTTGAAGAGTTTGGTAATGGTCAAATCTTTGGCGTAGGATATGACTATATAATGGATGAAGAAGATTCATTTATATACTTAGCTGGTTTTGATTTAACGGATGAAGTAAAAGCCGAGGAGTTAGGTTTAGATATACTCAGCATTCCTGAAAAAGAGTATGCTATTGTAAGCTTACAAGGACCTATACCTAAGTGCATTCACGAAGGATGGAAGTATATTATTTCATATTTCTTCCCAAAAGAAGGATATAGACATGATGAAAGTCCTGATTTTGAAGTATATGGAGATGGAGACCCTAATTCAGCAGATTATCAAATGGAATTATGGGTTCCTATAGTAAAAGAATAATTTAAATTTGTTTAACGGCATCTATCAAATGGTAGGTGCTTTTTTGATGTCTAAAATTAAGGAGGTGAGATATTGGCAAATAGAATAAAAGGGATAACTGTTGAGATTGATGGGGACACTACCAAATTACAGACTGCACTAAAACAAGTTAATACGGAGATAAAACATACCCAATCAGAACTTCGTGATGTCAACAAACTTCTTAAACTTGATCCTGGCAACACTGAACTCATCTCACAAAAGCATAAACTGTTAGGACAGACCTTAGAAGAAACAAAGAACAAATTAACATCATTAAAAGAGGCACAGAAACAAGCTGAACAGGCTCTTGCAGAAGGTAAGATTTCCCAAGAACAATATGATGCCCTTAAACGTGAAATTATTGAAACAGAACAAGCCTTAAAGTCTCTAGAAAGACAAGGTGCAACAACAAATCAAACCCTTCAAAACATAGCTATTACTGGAGAAAAATGGCAAAACACAGGGCAAAACATAGAAAATGTAGGAAGAAAAATGATGCCAGTATCTCTTGCAGTAGCAGGTCTTGGGGTAGCAGCTGTAAAGACTGCATCAGATTTTGACTCAGGTATGTCAAAGGTAAAAGCAGTATCAGGTGCAACAGGGTCCGACTTTGATGCTCTGAGGGAAAAGGCTCGTGAAATGGGGGCCAAGACAAAGTTCTCAGCATCTGAAGCGGCAGAGGCTATGAACTACATGGCCATGGCTGGTTGGAAAAGTAAAGACATGATTGGTGGTATTGAAGGAGTCATGAACCTTGCTGCAGCTAGTGGTGAGGACTTAGCCACTACTTCAGATATCGTAACAGATGCCCTTACAGCCTTTGGTTTAAAAGCTGAAGACTCTTCTCACTTTGCTGATGTTCTTGCTGCTGCATCATCTAATGCCAATACCAATGTTTCATTAATGGGTGAAACTTTTAAATATGCTGCACCTATTGCTGGTACACTTGGATATTCAGTTGAAGATACAGCTGTAGCTATAGGTTTAATGGCTAACGCAGGAATAAAGGGCTCACAAGCAGGTACAGCTTTAAGGTCTGGACTAACTAGACTCGCATCACCAACTAAAGAAGTTATTAATGGAATGTCCATGTTGGGCTTATCTATTGAAGATGTACAGGGGCTTTCACTTGATGAGACTCTAAGCACCTTTAGAGTTGCCTTTGCTAATTTAGATGGAACTCAAAAAGCACAAGCAGCATCCATGATATTTGGTAAAAATGCCATGTCTGGAATGCTGGCAATTATAAATGCCAGTGAAAAAGACTATAACAGTTTAAGTGATGCCATATATAACGCAGATGGAACAGCTGAAAAGATGGCTGCTACTATGCAGGACAACCTAGCTGGTCAATTAAAGATATTACAATCTGCCTTAGAAGAATTAGCCATATCTTTTGGAGACCTTTTGATGCCTGCTGTTAGAAAAGCAGTAGATATATTAACAAAACTGGTAAATGGACTTAATGCACTTCCAGGACCAGTAAAAGGTATTATTGCAGGTATCGGTCTTTTTATAGCTGCTCTTGGACCTGTACTTATGATAGTAGGAAAACTTATCTGGTCAATAGGAACTATTATGACTAAAGGACCTCTAATAGTAGGAGGAATAACTAAGATAGTTGGAATATTTACAGGTACACTTATACCAGCAATCACTGCAGTAGTATCAGCCATTGGTATTGTTCCTATTGCTATTGGTGCAATAATAGCGGGTCTAGTTCTTTTATGGAAGAAGTGCGACTGGTTTAGAGAAGGTGTCATCTCTATTTGGGATACTATCAAAGAATCAACTGTTGCTATTTGGAATGGAATAAAAGAATTCTTTGTAAACCTATGGCAAGGGATATCTGATTCATGGACAAGTACATGGACTGAAATAACAAGTTTTCTATCAGAATTTTGGTCTGGATTTATTGAAGGGGTTAAGACTACTTGGAAAGGAATCAAGGATTTCTTCGCCAACTTATGGAATGGACTTTCTGAAGGCTGGAATAGTATCTGGACATCTATAACAACTTTTCTAACTGAATCTTGGAATACCTTTATTGAAGGGGCCAAGAGTTTGTGGCAAAGTTTAGGAGAATTTTTTACAAGCCTCTGGACGGGAATTCAAACTACTTTTACCAATATATGGACAGCTATTTCAACTACAACTACAGAAGTATTTACAGCAGTTGGAGAATTTATTAAGACGACATGGGAAGGGATTAAGACTTTAATTTCAACAGTTCTTGATGCAATTAAAGTAAAAGTAGAGACTATTTGGAATGGACTAAAAGAGTTCTTAACAACAGTCATCACTGCCATTGGAGAATTTATTTCTACCTCCTGGACCAATATAAAAACGACTATTGAGACAATCTTGACTTCTATTAAGACAGTTCTTGAATCAGTCTGGAATGGGATAAAGACCTTTATCTCATCAACAATGAATAATATTAAGACCTTTGTTTCATCTGCTTGGAACTCCATAAAGTCGACTATTTCCTCTGCAGTGAATAGTGCAAAGTCAGCAGTATCATCTGCATTTAATTCCATGAGATCAAGTATTTCATCTACTATGTCGAATATTCAGTTCACTATTAGAAATGGATTTAATAATGCAGTTAATCACATTAAGAATTTGGCATCTCAAGCTTATACATGGGGAGCCGATATGATTAACGGAATTGCTAGAGGGATTAGAAGTGCGATTAGCAATGTGACATCGGCTGTATCCAATGTAGCATCAACTATTAGGTCTTACCTGCACTTTTCTGTTCCAGATGTTGGCCCACTTACCGACTATGAATCTTGGATGCCTGATTTTATGGAAGGCTTGTCTAAGGGTATAGAAAAGAGTAGAAGATTAGTACAATCTTCAATGAAAAATGTCGCAAGTGACATGGTTTTAAGCCCAAGCATATCAGCTGTTGGCATAGGTGGACATGATAAAGAATCAGCTATAAATGGAATTGATATAGGAAGACAAATATCCGATGCACTTGCAAACATCAATTTAAAATCTGAAAATACTGGAGATATAGTCATACCAGTTTATCTTGGAGGCACACTCCTTGATGAAGTTATTGTCAATGCATCCATGCGTAAGAATTTAAGAAGTGGAGGTAGATAATGACCTAACCCAAAATCTATGATTTTGTTGGTAGGTCAGATGCAGTCTCACCCCATGAACAAGGAGCAAAGCGACGCAGTGAATGGAGGTGTAGTCGTATAATGAAATATCAATCATATTTAATTATTGAAGGAGTAGACCTACCTCTACCAAATTCTTATGATTTGGAGTTTAGAGACATAGAGGCAGATACTGGAGGAGAGACAGAGGCAGGTACAATTCAGAGGGATATTGTTAGAAATAAAGTAGCGAGTATTTCTGTAAGTTTTTCTTGTAGTCCTAAACTTGTAAAGAGATTGAGTAGTCTTACTAACAAGTCTAACCTTAAAGTTAAATTCTTAGATACAGAAACATTGGAACTTAAAGAGACACAAATGTATATAGATAAATTTCAAGTCAAACTAATAAAAGATACTTCTTATAAAGGATTGTGGGAAGTATCTTTTTCATTGGAGGAGTACTGATGTATCCAACAAGCAATGAATATAAAACAGCAATTAAAAAGAATTCTCGTAAATTTTACTGGACGGGAAATCTCATCTTAAAAGATGAAACGACTATTCCCTTTACAAATAAGGATATTTTAAAAGGGTCTGGATATATCCATCGTTCTTGCTCTGGGTCTTCTGAACTTGAAATAGGGACAGTCTATGCTGGAGAATTTGGAATTAGTCTTTTTTCAAATATAGATAGGTATTCTCTAGAAGATTCTAAGCTAGAGCTTTTTTACCATCAAGAATTAGAAAATAAAAAGATAGAAACCATACCAATGGGAATCTTTGATGTTACTGAGGCAAATAGGTCAAAGAAGATTTTAGAGCTAAAAGGCTATGATTATATGCTTAGGTTTGATAAGAACTTCCCAGTAACAGATACCTTTGGCACAGCCTTTGAACTACTAAGTCTTTCATGTGAGAAGTGCAAGGTAGAACTAGGTATGACAGAAGATGAGGTAAAAGCTTTTGTAAATGGTGAGGAAGTTTTGGCAATTTATCAAGACCACGATATAGAAACTTACAGGGACTTTATTCACTATATAGCATCAACCCTTGGTGCTTTTGCACAGGTCTCTCGTGATGGGAAATTGGTTTTTAAAAAGTATGCAGAAAGCATATCAACTGAAATTAAAACGAGAGAAAGATTTTCTTCATCAATATCAGATTTCAAGACAAGATATACGGCTATCAACTCAACAAATGCAAAGACTAAAATAGCTGAATACTACTCTTTAGAAAATGATGATGGTCTAACTATGAATCTTGGAATAAATCCGCTGATGCAGTTAGGACTTCCAGAAAAAAGAAAAAGAATGTGTGTGGCACTTCTTACTGAAATTTGTAAGATTCATCACACACCTTTTGACATGGTGACTATAGGAGACCCAAGCCTTGATGTTGGAGATAGGATAGCTATCTCTTACGAAGAAGAAAAAATTGAAGGGCTTATTACTGACATTGAATACAAGATAAATGGTAAGCACAGAATTTTAGGAGTTGGGAAGAATCCATATTTATCAAAGGCGAAAAGTAAGAATGATAAAAATATAGTCGGACTTTTAAATCAGATTGAATCTGAAAAATTAGTTGTTCATGCCTATTCTAATTACTCTGCCTTTAATCTTTCTACCACAGATACACCAATAATTCGTATAGAATTTGCCTCCAACAAAGAAACGGAGGCAATTTTTAATGCCACTATCTTGTTAAATATAATTTGTGATACTGAAGAAAAAACTAGAAAGATATCAAGAAAGGTCAAGAAACAAGTAGAGGTTTTAAATAATGATGGAAAATCCTATGATCCTCCAAAATTTGAAGAAAAAGAAGAAGTAGAGGAGTTGGACTTTATTGAAAATATAGAAATACCAACAAGGCTTGTTATTACTTACATTTTTAATGATACAAAAATAGAACATCACATTCCAAAAGAAACCTACCTAAGTGGTGACCATATTCTAAATCTTTTTTATCCATTAACTAAACTACAAGAAAAGACGATGAACAACTTCTCAGTATTAATTAGGCTTGAATCAGGGCAAGCTATGATAGGTAAAGATAATGCTATTGCAGCTATATCTGGTCAATCCCTAGGTTCTACAGAGACTTGGGATGGAAAGCTTAAAATTGATGAATCTTGGAAGAAGATAGAACTTAGCCATTCATTTCTTTTTAGGAAACTTAAAGCAGACTACAAAGTAGAAAGACAAATACCAACACCGATTATATTAAATGAAAAGGTAGGAAGATTTAAATATCAAGGATTAATGATTGGGAAATATAAAGAAGAAATTACTACAGAATTTAAAGATAAGGAGGAAGGAAATGCTCAAGGGTAAATCAGTCATCGAACTAACTGATGTGAGGACAAATACAAAGGAGATTTATGAAGATGAAAACCTAATAACTAATGCAGTCCCAGATTTATTAAGGCTCAATCCATCAGGACTTATGTATCCATTAGATAATGGAACAGTTCAGTTTAAAGATGAAATATTTCCCATAGCTAATAAATGTTATGGTGGAATATTATTATTTGAAAATCCCTTGGAGGAGGATCCAAATAAAATAATTGCACCTTCAGACAATCCAATTATTGGTTATGCATCAAATGATGTTAATGATACTGACAATTCCAAAAGAGGATCTGCTAACTTGACGGAATCCAAACCAATAGATAGAGGATATAAGTTTGTATGGGACTTTTCAACCTCACAAGGAAATGGAAGGATTTCGTCCTTAGCTTTAACTCATTATAGAGGAGGCAAAAGCTTTTATGGAAACTCTTATGACAGGGAATCAGGAATTCTTATGTTAAACAAGGTTAGTACAAAAACAGACAAAGCTGTTCTATCTTATTATGCAGGTCTTGTTGAAGTAAACTTAAAAGACCAAAGTTTTTATTCTATTTGGCCTATGCCTGATAGACAAATTCAAATAGCTAGAATTAAGGAGTCATTTTTCAATATCGGACTTAATGATACGATTTTAGGTATGCCTACACAAGATGTTGAAGTAAATTACATTAAACCTGAAAAATTTTTCCCTAGTAGATATAGCATTAACTGTTCCTTCCATGATGGGGAAGATGGATATTGGTATGGATTTTCAACGGAGGGGGAAACGAACAGCAGGGGAAATGCTGAAATATACACGATAAAAATAAAGAAAGATGATTTTTCATTTACGGAGGATAAATGGACTTTGGAAAATGTACAACTAATGTATATAGGACGGTATCCTAGTTCAGAAAATGAAAGCCACTATCGAACGATAGCTAGCGTTGTTAGAGGCAAATATTTGTATTGTTTAAATTACAAAAAAAATGGTGTTTATAAAATAAATATTAATAATCCAGTTGATATTACATTAATTAATCTGGAAAGCGAAGTCGATATTTTAAGAGGAGAGTATACAAATCAGTATTTTTACAAATATGGAGATTATGTAGCAACCAGGCAGTTTTTAATTGATAAAAATGACAATGTTATTTATACAGCTAATGTTGATATGAAGTTTTTAACTACGCCTTTAATTAATATTGGTCCATTTATGATTGGTTTTGATACCGATGCAGGTTATGGAAATTATACTCTTTATAAACTTCTATTCCTTCACACGCAATATCTTGGAACAATTAACAACCTATCAAGTCCAATATTAAAAACGGCAGATAAGACAATGAAAATAACTTATACATTAACTGAGGAGGAATGAAATGAACAAATTCTTTGAAATACTAAAAGTATGTTTTACAGCTATCGGAGGATGGTTGGGATTTTATCTTGGAAGTGTAGATGCTTTTATCTACACACTACTTGCTTTTGTAATAGCTGACTATTTGACAGGAGTTTTAAGAGCAGGGGTCGAAAGAAAACTATCCTCATCCATAGGGTTTAAAGGGATAGCTAAAAAGATTATGATTTTTATAGTTGTGGGAATCGCAAATCTATGTGACGTAAATTTAATTAAAGGTGATGGAACAATGATAAGAACAGCCATCATCTTTTTTTATATAGCTAATGAAGGGCTTTCTATTTTGGAAAATTCTGTGGCTCTAGGTTTGCCAGTACCAGAAAAGTTAAAGACGTTATTAGAACAATTTAAGGAGGAAAAATAAATGAGTAATAGTCCATTAGCACAAGCAACAATTCTCTCGCCTAACCATAGTGGAAGAAGAAATCAAAAGATAACAAAAATTGCGATACACCATGCTGCTGGAGTTATAAATGGTAGAAATCTTGCTGGAATATTTGTGCCAAGGTCAAGACGAGCATCAGCTAACTATAATTTAGGATCTGATGGAGTAATTGTTTTAGGAGTTGATGAATCTAACAGAGCGTGGACAACCTCATCTTCCTGGTGTGACAATAGAGCAGTAACAATTGAAGTAGGAAACTCTACTAGAGGACCTCAGTGGTTGGTGTCTGATTATGTTTTAAATAGACTGATTGATTTAGTGACAGACATCTGCAGAAGAAATGGAATCTATCCTTGTACCTATACTGGAGGCAAAGATGGCGTCCTTCAAAAACACGAGTGGTATAAAAACACAAATTGTCCTGGTCCATATCTAGGCAGCAAGTTTCCATATATTGCAAGCGAGGTTAATAAAAAGCTTAGAGGCGATAAGACAGTTAGTAAACCAGTAGGTGGACTATATAGAGTTAGAAAATCCTGGTCTGATCCTAAAAGTCAGAAAGGGGCATTTAAGAATTTAGAAAATGCCAAAAGATGTGCCGATAGATTTGGATTAAAGATATTTGATGCAAATGGCAAAATAGTTTATCCAGTTGGCAAGACAATCGACCAATTAGCAAGGGAAGTTATAAGTGGAAAATGGGGTAATGGAGAAGAGAGAAAAAGAAGGTTAACTAATGCTGGATATGATTATTATGTTATCCAGAGAAGAGTGAATCAATTAGTTTAA